CGATTCGCCGTTGAAGGTCTGAATATGACAAAGGAGGCGGGTCAGGAGGTAACTTGGCAGCAGCACCTTTTATTCTTGTCAGTCGCTCAGGACGGTAGCCGGACGACTGTTGCATCTGGGCACGGTACGGGTAAAACCAGATCCGCGGCCATTATTGCGCTTTGGCATCTTCTATTCTTTCCCGATTCAGTAATGATGTTTACGGCGCCGCAAATTGACCAGTTGCGTAAATTAGTCTGGAAAGAAATTGCCATCTGTCTAGCACGGTTAAAGACAACCCATTTAGCCTGGCTTGCTGATTATGTAACGATTCTGGCTGAAACGGTTTATATCAAAGGCCACGATAAAACCTGGCATGTAATCGCTAAAACTGCACCAAAAAACCAACCTACTAACCTAGCCGGTCAGCACGGCGATAACTATTTCCTATGGGGTGATGAAGCCTGCGGTATTGATGACGCGGCAATGGACGTTGCTATGGGTGCATTAACCCATGCAAATAACCGGGCTTGTCTAACGTCACAGCCTGCCCGTGCAAACGGCTTTTTTCATGACACACATCATAAACTTTCTAAAGCGGCTGGTGGGATCTGGAATGCTTTAACCTTTAATGGTGAGCTGTCGCCTATTGTTTCTTTAAAGAAACTTAAAGAATCTTTAATGCAATATGGATCAAGAAATGATCCGCAGTACATGATCCGGATTCGTGGACTATTTCCAGATCTGGCCAAAGAATTTCTAGTGACCAGGGCGCAAGCTGCTCGCCTATACAATGGTAAAAAAGCAATTAGCCGTAAGAAACATGCGGACTATGGTTATATTGCATCGGTGGACGTGGGCGGCGGCGTGGGCCGTGATGATACGGTAGTCACGATTGCTAGGGTATGGGGTGAGGCACAGTGGGGAGATCGTGCCCGCCGTGTTGAAGTAATCGATATACCGATGTGCAAAAATACCGAAGATCTGCATGAAACAACCGGTATTCTTGAAGAGTGTTTACTGACATATCCGAACCTGACAATTTTACTGGATGCTAACGGCGCGGGCCGTGGTCTGGCACAAAACTTAAAGTCAAAAGGAATCTACTTTAAAGAGATCCACTGGGGTGGAGCTTGCTTTGACAATGATAATAAAAAACAATTCGTCAACCGCCGTGCTCAAGCTAACGTCACTCTAGCCAGGGCGATTAAGGCAGGACGTATCAAAATTTTAACTAAAAAATATAAAGCCAAGATGGAAGAGCAAATTACCCGGATTGCTTATACATTTGATGACCAGAGCCGTTATAAAGTGCTGTCAAAAGAGGAAATGCGGCGCAAAGGGATTAAGTCCCCGGATATGTCAGATACCTTGGCATTTATCTATATGGAGAACATTCACTATACACCTGCCAAGTCAAACTGGGATGAACCGGATCAAGCTGAAAAGGTCGGGGAAAATGAACAAGCCGCAGAAACGGCGCCGCCAACTGGAAGTTTTGAGGAATTGGCTGCTATTGCTGATGATATTGATTAGCGAACAAAAAATTAGGCAATATTCTGGCCAGCCAATAATAAGCCCATTCTAATGATGGGCTTTCTTATGTCTGAACCAATTAATTTTATAGTGACCAAAGTAGGCCGGCTGGCAGCAATAGACGCCGCCGCCATTGGGATCAAATTAACTTTAAGTAAAGTGGGGCTGGGATCTGGTCAATACATACCCACGGCGGATCGTACCGAAATGGCCGCGAAATTTACTGATAAAGGTATATCCGCAGGTGGCGTAGAAGAAACAACCGGATCTTTACGCTTCACGATGATCATGTCCCATACGCTAGAGAAAAACGTTACAGAGATTGGGATTTATACCTCTACCGGTGTTCTATTTGCCGTGGCCTCTAAACCACAAGGCTATTATTTCCGTTTATATCCAAGTCTGGATTATGTGGCGAATTTTGGTCTACCTATCGAAAATGCGCTCAGTCCGAATAATATTGAGGTCGTCACTGATGGTACGGCGCCATTAGCTGCTACATTGATGCAGGCACACAGCTTGGCCGAAGATCCACACCCGCAATATACCGCTCTAGCAAACGCTATGATGCAAGCGCACTTAGACGCAGCAGATCCACACCCGCAATACGCATTAAAGACATTCTTAAATGATGAAACTAAGAAGCTCGATGACCAGATTAAAAATCTAATCGGTATTACACAGGTCTTTTTTCCGCCACTTTTGCGAATGGGTAGTGATATGGGGGCAAATAGTATAGCTACGTTGCCACCAGGCGCGCATTACAGCTTACAAGATGCCGGGCTGGTCTATATGTACTGCCAAGAATCACAACATGAAGGTTGGTCCACTACGCGAGAGGCTAACCAGATTAAAACCTATGCTTATAACCGTTCTGGCACAAATCGAATTGACAGCACGGGACGCGGTAACTGGTTAGTCCTGGATACTATACGGACATTAAGTAATAAGGGTTTTATTGCACCAGGTAATCAGTTTGATAATGAAATTAAATCCGGTGTTTTTAATGTTGGCCAGACTACAAAAATTATCCGGGAAAGCTGGGAAGAACTCAGATATACAGATCCTAGAGTAGTCTTGCTTATTTCACCTGAAGGCGCTCATGAAGGCTGGGAAATTACCCGGACTGATGCAGAAATCAGTATTAACGTTTATGAACGCTCCGGAACAAACCGGATTCCGTACACGGGACGCATTAACTGGTCTTTAATGAAGGCTAAAGCCGTGCCGCCAGATCTGGCGGGAAGTTATCCTAAACTGGTCTTAGCTGGTACTGCTGACGGTGCTAATTTTTCTATTAATGCACCAACGGATATGGATTTTACAGATCCTAACTATGCAGTCTTTGTTACGCCAGATAATCAAAATGAAGGCTGGACAATTGGCCGCTCAAGTGAGCGCTTTAATGTCGCCGTGTATAACCGTTCCGGAACAAACCAGAGTGCTTATAGCGGCCGGGTAAACTGGGCGGTATTCGCGATTAAACGGCCAATTAAGCGGGTAATTTATTACGAAGGACAACATCAGGTAGCTATAAAACCTGGGCAAAAAGTCACGATTGATTTATTCGCAGCTGGGGGCGGCGGCGGCGGATCAATTCATAACTATTCAAGTCAGATCTGGAATATTCCATCCAATGGGGGGGACGGTGGAGATATTGTTCTTCAGTATGGACCAGCTTTACTAACTGCCGGCGGTGGTAAAGGTGGGGGCGGTGCAAACTGGGGGAACGGGTCATCATTTACTAATGGTGCACCAGGTCCGGGTGGTAAAAATACCATTAATGAACTAGGGTCATTTAAATTACTTGAAAGCCAAAATGGTAATGATGCTATACGTGTTGAACGATGGGTGCGGCAACCAGGCGGCGTGGCCACTTCATTAATTTCAGGCTTGCAGGTTAATAATGCGGGTGGCCAAGGGGCCTGGGGTATCGGGGATGAAAAGTGGTCTTATGGCGGCGGCGGCGGATCTGGTGCTTATATGAGGCTTGAGTTTATTAATACCAGTCAAGAGGCCGTTAATCTTAGTTTGAATGTAGGGAAAAAAGGTGCTGGCTGGAAAGCACCAACTGCTCAGACTAATGGTAATCCTGGTGATGACGGCGGTGTTGGTTTTGCTATCTTGAGTTTTGAAGTCTAATAATCTGGTAATAAAAAAAATTGGGTTCCAGGAACTTTCCCATAATGAAAGTAATTCTGGAACCTTTTTTTATTATGTCTAAAACTATTTTTTTAACTATGACCGCTGCCGGAAAAGCAGCCATGACTTCTGTTTTAAATAGCGGTTTTCAACTTGAATTTGGCAGCATTCAATTGGGTACTGGCCATTATAAAACAGATCCAGCTATTCTAAGTTTAAGCAGCAAATGGGCTGAATTTCCGCTTGTTAATGGTCATATTGATACAGATAATCAGATACTTCGCTTTATTTCATCTGGTCAGGTCAATCAGGAAATTCAAATCAGTGAGATAGGCCTATTTGA